TAGTCTGGCATTTTACCCATTCCTAACTGGAATGCTCCAGCACCTAGGATAAGGCCTCTTGATTTAAGTGTGTTAGCTTGGTTGAAACCAGTCTCACCTGACCATTTAGACATATCAACGTCATACTTTCTCAGACCAGCAATCTCAACACCTGTGTTGTTATATGCATAGTAGCCATCCTCAAGAATAGGGCCTGTAGTAGTACCAAAGAATGTGCCTGCTTCAACAATTACAAAGTTACCAACTTTACCAAGAACACCTTTAAACAATCTGTTTTCGTTACCACGGATGTCCGCTTCTCTAAACATTTGTTGTGCACCTGTAGACTTAAGCAACATATTCTTCATAGATACGTCAACTACCATCAACCAGATAGGACGACCATCAGCAGTCATAAATGGCTGTAAAGGCATACGAGTTGTAATACCACTAGGAGTTGTTGTAAAGCCAGTACCATCTTTAACTACTCTTTCGATATCTAAGAACTGGTCAAACGTAAAAGTTGTACCTAAATCAATACCAAACTCTGCCCCTTGTTGACCTAAGTCAAAGTATGCTTGGTCAGAAGAGCGAACCCAAAGGTCTGCAAGTTTACTTCTAGAATCTGCGTGCTCATTAATTGACAAGTCACCAATTTCTTTACCATCAAACTTAGTACCGTTATCAACTACATATCTATAGTCTTCAACTACTACTTTGTCTGAGAACTTTTTCTTTTGCTCACCAGTACCTTTTGCAGTGGTGTTACCTTTAACTGGTCTTCCAGAAAGGTTACCATCCATATCAAATACTACTGTATGACCGCTATCAGCTGTCTCAAGGTTTGCTTGCATAATAATGCTATCTTTTGTAGTGCCTTTATAAGCTGACCAAAAAGATTTAGCAGACGCTTGGATAAGCCCCTCGCGCATCCACTTCTTACGGATTAAATCTGAGCCGTAAGCTACTTTGCCTGTACCCATTTATGTTCTCCTCTAATATACTTCGTAACGATAGCTAACAACAATATCTTTGTTTTTAGCTGCTTCACTAGGAGTGCTACCTCCACCTACCTCGCTAAGGTCAGGTTGCTCAAGAATTCTGTTGCCATCACCAAATACTTTTGGTCTGCTTACATAATCGTAAACTTCAACTAAGAACTCATCGAAGCTAATTTGACCAGAAGCTAACTTCTTAGCAATTCTAGGCGGGATGTCATCGTCGGAGAGCTCAAATCCTGGATGCGTCGCTTTGAAGTCTTCAAGTTTAGCTTGTCGAATTTCAATCTCGGATACCTCACGCTGTGCTTCGCTTAACTTACTTTGGAACTTGGCCTTAGCGTCTGCCTCAATAGCTAATTTAGCTTCAAACCAAGCATCGGGGTCTGAAAATTTCAAATCCTCTAGCTCTTTAAGCTTATCATTATCTATTAGAGCTTTATGCCCACCAGTTTCCTGCAAGACTTTGAGTTGAGCCTTAACCGCAGCTAATTCTTGTCTTGACTGTGTGTAAGCCGCTTGTGTATCTCGGCGCCTCTTTTCCGCTTTTTCTGCTTCGGCTTTCCAATCAACACTATCACCAGCAGGTAAGGTTTCACCTAACTGCTCTTGCGCGTCAATGGTAGCAGAGCTATTCTCTGGAGTACCCATATAATATCCTTTCGTCAAATAACTTATTATATCATAACTAAGATTAGTTAAAGCTTTAAGGGTCAGACGTCATACCCTATTGACCTTGCTGACATCTGCCTAGGGTTTCTAGCAGCTAGCCCATCACTTATCTTTGGTAGACTTTGACACATATACCTAATAGCATCAGCGGGGTTAGACCACTCGTTGTGTAGTGGCTTACTAGACCACATACCACTGCGCTCATTCCACTCCTTACTATAATTAGCAAAAGTATCCAGGATGTACTGTAGTGAGCTGTCTATCCACATATTAGGTATCCAGCTCCTAACTAGTTCAATACCATCATGGATGTCACCACGAGGTAAAATCCGCCCATATATACCATGCTCTCTAAATATATCCTGTCTGCTCTTAGCATCGTTGAGTGACCTAACAGTAGCATCATGAGGCATAATAAAGCTATCATAGTCATATGGCTTACTCTTAATAATATCAACATAATGAGCTATTGCTTCACCAGAGTTATGATACTCATCTATTATTCTTAGCTCTCTCCTATATAGTTGAAAGAATATAAGTACCATTGTGTCATTCATACCTAGGTCCATTGCCACATTAACCTTAAGGTTCTCATCATAGAGGTCTTTAACTACCCTTTTGTACTTAATGACATGTTCTTTAAATAGCTTGCTATAGTAGGTGCCATCCTTAGCTGCCTCGAATGCTTCCTCAGGTGTTGATGGATACTCCTGTTGCATATCCTCGCCTAGCTCCTCCTTCTTCTTAGCATACCACCACTTCTGCTCATTAGTTAACTCGACACCTAATGAGTTAAAATAGGCCTCAAGAGCTTTAGGAATAGTTACCTCAAAATTTAGCTGACAGTCTGGGTCTTCCATCCAGCCAAGAAATATCGGCTCGAAGTCAAGAGGAGTTAAAGGCAAGCCTAATAGCTTATTTGTATATGCTTTATTCCATATCTCCCAGAATAAACCACTCTTACCTTCTGCCGTCGACTCAATAGTTATCTTATTTTTAGTGGAAACCGCCTGAAATGCACCAGTCTTTAGCTCTTTAGCCTTATCTGGGAATTTTTTAGCTATTTTAGCGAGCTCACTGACATGTAGGCTCTGCAAAGTATCACCGCGGAAGTTGCCTATTTTTAATATGGACCCATTTGAGAAGGTTATCCCCTTCATATTGTCACTGACTACATCTAATTGCATTAACCCCTTGATGTTTGGGTCCAAGTCTTCCCACATTAGGCGTGCCCTAGCGCTTAGCTTGTCACTCTCATCCAAGCCATAAGACTGGATACCTGCATTATAACCAGGTTTAAATAGGCAGTCATCTAAATTATAAGCTAAATATAGGGTTGAAATCCCCTGCTGCCTTGACTTTAAAATTATCTTCTTATTGTGCTTAAATTGAGTTAGGACTTTGTGTTGTGAGGCATTGAGCTTCAGCGTGCGCTTCTGGCCGTTTTTATCCCGTATGGTATAAAGGTTATTCATCCTCCAGAGTTTAGAGCTAAGTTTCTCGTTAATAAACCGCTGTTGCTCCTCAGTAAGGTTAAGCTCCCTATGACTATAGCTATTTGCTAGCGTCTCACGTTGCTTAAGTTCTTCTTGACTTTCCTCAAGTATCTGGTCAGTTAGTGTAGCCATTAGCAGTCATCCCGAAAGTTGTTGATAAGGTTATTGATATAGACGTTGACAGTGGCGCCATCTTCTACCTTAACTACCTGCAGTGACTTATCTATGTCATTAACTATACTGACAATATCCTTTATCTCCTTAACCTCCGCGAACTTAGCATCATTAATTAGGAACTCCTTGCAGCGTGCCATCGCCAACCTCTTACAGGTCTTGATGTCAGCACGTATCTCCTCAACTATATCAGTATCATTATCTATTACTGCTGGTAGTGTTGTTGCTTGGGTTGTAGTGATGATAGGTGGGGTTGAGGCCTGAGTGGCTTCCTCAATGCCTGGCTCAGCACTAGCCTCTTCTAGTGCGCTTACTCCTGAAGGAGCAAGCACTTCAGGTTCTACCTCACTAACTAATAAGTGGCTGACATCTACCTCTTCTATATCAGCTCTTTTCTTCCAGTTCTTATATCCCTTAAGTTCTTTGAGTAGAACGCCGTGGTAGAGGCATAGTTCATCTATTGTAATACTTGTAGTTTCGTATTCTTCTCTGAGTAGGCTTAGCCTGTGAGCAGTCATGTGGAGCCTTTAGTTTTAGCTAATTATACCCTAGCTATTATTAAACCTAGATTAAAAGGTCCTCGTTAGTTTAGGTAGTATTCTGTTAGGTTTAGTTAAAGTGTGATGAGTCTTATTAGACCGGAGATTTTTTTCTATTTGCGGGAGATTTAGGTAGTATTCTGCAAGGAGTTGAAAAAGTGTAGATATATAATATTCTGGTTGAAAAAGCGTAGATATATAATATTCTGTTAGATTTAGTTAAACTGCAAGGAGTTGAAAAAGCCCGGCGGTAGATAACTGACGATGTATCCGTAAAAATAGGCGGCGGGCACTGTCACAGGGGGGCGTCACTA